TTTTTTTTTTAAATTTTAGCTTTTTAGCATGTCCTATAAACATTTACGTCACAGTAACGACTTTTGTTTTTTTATAGATAGACCTCACCGTTATATACGATCTATCTTGAGTGATTTCCAGTATTTATTACAAATACGACACACTCACGGTTTCTGCACTTGTTTCGAATATGCATGGATCCGATGCAATCCGAAACTCGCTGGCACGGAGTTAGAAGAACACGAATTTATTGAAATAGCTATAAACGCAGGTTTTTTGTTCAACGAAAGAGTAACTCGATACTCGTATACTCTTGGCCATCATACAGGGATGGTTTTCATTGATTCCAACGTTGGCAAATTAATGGATGAATTTTTTCCTGCTGAGTACAAAGATTTATTTGAATATAGCAAGACGCCAAAATCAGGGAGAATGTATTTCTCACTTTTAGGTTACCTCTATCCTGAGGTTAAACAACATACTTCTGATAGATTCAAAGTATGCTATGAAATGGCGCTGGCAACAGTGTTTGATCAAATCAAACCTTACGAACTGGCTTCGGTTAATACAGTTCTGAATGAAATGCCAAAATCTACATCAGCTGGTTTTATCGCAATTCGCGAGACTGGAGGTAGACAAAAGAAGGAAAATTTATTGCCCATAATCAAAGATGAATATTATAAAATGAGAAAAGCAGCAATTAGAGGAGAAGAATTTCCAAATTATAATATGTTTGCAATGCGCGGTCATCTTTCGAAGAAATACGAATTGAAGACACGTCCTATTTGGATGCAATCTGCTGAAACTATAGTAGCAGAGAAAACTTTTTCGCGAGGGCTTTATTTACAATTTGAATCTACATGGTTCAAAAAGAGAATGATTCATGGAAAAGGAGCTCTTAAAGACCTAAGAAAATATTTATTACGCAATGCCGATATGCATTTCGTCAATACAGACATCAGTGGTTGGGATGCCTACAGAGCAGTTTTCAATCATGTTCGATTTTTCAAATTATTAAAAGAGAAAATCATTATGGGAGCAGATGATGCTCGATTTTATGATTATATTAATTTTAAAAGTAATATATTCGCTTCGGTTATCTTTCCAAGCGGTAGAGTCTTCCAAACAAATGGAGGCTTGAAAAGTGGCTCAGATTGGACCTTGGCACAAAATAGCTGCCTCAATCTGATTAATAATTTTACGGTTATGTACATGATGGGAGTTGATTTCAAATATGATATCGATTCTTACAGCGTACTCGGAGACGATTTTTCTATTATAAGTAGATCTCGCTTCGACGTCAAGAAGTTTGGTGATATGTTGTTGAAATATTTTAGTTTACAAGTCAAGCCAGAAAAGTGCTTTTTTGCAGAACCGGATCAAGACAGAAAATTCCTTGGTTACGAATTAAGAGGAGGTTTTTTATATAAACCGACTCATGAATTATGGGCTGGTGCTTTGTATACAGAGCATTATTTTAAAGTAACATATGATAGTATAGCGAAAAGTTTTACGCGCATGTTTAGTTATTTAATATTAGGAGGATTTAGTGATTATAAATTTGTAGAGTTATTTTACTTATTCTTAGGCAAATATGGTAAATGGTTAGACTCAGTGGAATACATATTTGACGATAGGTCAATGCGTATGACACGAGTTCTAAAAGATATATATAATGTAGAAATTAGTAAGTTTAATAGTGAAACATTCAAAAAGTTTAGTTTCTTAGCCACTAAATATATATTACTATATGACTACGATCTTATTATCGTTAATAACGAAATAAACATCTTCTGTTTTTA